TCGGCCTTGTAAGAACGCCTTCTCGGTTTCCTCGATGTCATCTATACTATTCTGTCTATTTTTAGTGTCCTGTCTCCGTAGCTCAGGTACCTCTGGTTGATCAAGTAGATTAGTGTCAGCATATCTCTGACTAAACTCTTGAAAGGTGAAGCTACGATGCCTTAGTATCTGTGCTGCTATACCTCGTGTGGTATTAATCTCTAAGGTCATGTGTGCTTGCTCAAAGATAGACCAGTGTCCATGCTTGATACAATATGATAACAACTTGTCAACCTTGGGGTTGTCTTGGTTGTTTGGATTAGATACTCTTGCGATGTATCCTATATTTTTCTCAGCGTCAGGTGTTACGCTGACGAAACAAACTTTAGTCATTCCAGTGTCTGATTACCCCCGCAACGATAAAACAATTAGTAAAAAGATAAGTAAAAAAGATGAAAGATCGAACAAGGAGTATAAGATTATCATACCGCTTCGTCTTCTCATCAGCGAAGCTACCCAACGCATACTTCCATACTCTCCATAGTTTAGTCATTCTGTAAAGGTTTAAATAATATTCTAGAAATTATATACAACCCCATTGCTGACCAGTATCCAATGGTTGCTAGTCCAAAGATACCTGGCACACATGCATTCCATATGACCATTAGTAATGCAGGAGATACAAATAGATTTGCTACTGCTGTCACGATTTGTTTACCTAACTCATAATTTTTCTCTTCCTCAGTCATCTCAGAAGGTTCCTTCTTAGGTTTCCTTGGATCAAAGTACACCGTCATTAATAATGTCCTCCAACTTAAACAATGATATGAATTCAATCTTATTGTGTTCCCATATCTTATGGTCTTCCATCCTATCAACGATAGCAACCACTCTGTTAACAGTGTAACCGTAACCACGTAAGACATTGACTGCCTTCATAGCACTGCCACCTGTAGTAGTGACATCCTCTAGGACTGTGACAACGGATCCCTTATCAGGTTTCCAACCTTCAATGACTTCCTTAGTACCATAGTCTTTAGGATTCTTCCTAATAATAAGAGCATCGATGTGTCCACCCTTATAGTATGCTCTCTGTGCAACACCACAGACTAATGGGTCACCACCTAGAGTGAGACCACCAACTGCTACTGACTTAGGATCTAACTTCTTATGCAACAATGATGATAAGAGTGCGTTACCCTCACATGATAGTGTTACAGGTTTACAATTAATATAATGCTCTGATCGTTGACCAGATGATAATATATAAGATCCTTTCTTGTATGCTCTCTCCTTTATTAGTTTGAGCAACGTTGCTTTGTGCAAGGTATCAGTCATTTCTTTTTCTTGCGTGGTTTAATAGGATTCATAGGATTATTAAACGTAGCAGGTTGTCTAGTACCATGAGTATAAGACATCTTCTGCATGACATCACCGAATAGATCATAGTATGTGTCAAAGACACCTACTGCTTCACCCATTACTATGTCAAACCACGTTTCATCATCCTTCTTTAACTCTAGCAGATATGCATTAGTTGGCAACGTCTTATCATTAGCAGCATCAGGTGTGCATCCAGTCTTTATAATGGAACACCCTCTACCAGCGTTGTTGATATCAACGATCTGCTCTTCAGTTAGTTTCATCTACCTCTATTTCCCCACTCTATTGAAGGGAATGCTTCCTTAACTACTGCATGAGTGATACGATACTTCTTATGAAGTGTCTTATTGACTGCCTTAATAACAGCCTCTGCCTCATCAGCATGAAGTCCTTCAAGCATTTGGATAAACATATTCTCTACCTTCATCTTGGGTAGTGTATCATCACCACCAACAAAGAAACGATAGAGTTTAAGTGCTTCCTTCTCTAATAAAGTATGCTCTGTGCCTTTAGGTGCCTCATTCTTGCGGTAAGGTACGTCCTCACCGAGAGGTACACGAGCTTGTAAACTCTCATCAAAGTTCACAACAAACAAAGACCTTAACGCAGGAGTATTGTTATCCTGTAGGATTTCAATCTTCTTTGCTTTGGTCTTTGCATTATGTGCTTTCTGAAGCACTTCTGAAATCATTAGTTTCATAACTTATTCGTCTTCATCATCTACTATATCATCTTCGTCGTGAATACGCAAGTATATTAACTCACCAGGATCAACAGGTCCACCTTCGTCATACATTTCTGGGTGCATAACCATGGCAGCATACTCTGCTCTCTCCTTCCATTGATCGAAGACATCTTTTATGTTCCATGATACCACAAAACCTAAAAGAAAACTACCTATTGTAAGGAAGAATGAGATGTAATAAAATTCTACATCGGACATAAGTCTTTCTCCCTTACTATTTGTTTTTATTTAGCAGTCTTTCTAGGTCTCCCTGGTTTACGTGTATCATAATATTCTTTTGCATCATCTATTAAAGACTGGAAGTACTTCCTAATCTTTCTCGCTTGTGGTTTAGGCACATTACTATATGCCTCAGACATATACTTATCTCTAGCAATGTATTGACTTAACTCATCTACAACACCATTTAACTCTCCCATTGAACTTGATTCAATTAATTCATGTGTTTGTTTACGTGTCCACTTGTTGCCAGTGAGATACGATTTCATATTCAGTAGGAATCTACCATTAAACATCGCTTCATCGATTGCTCTGTCAATAATAGTATAAAGTTCCTCTGGGTTAGCGTCACTCATCATACGTACTGATTTTCTCGAAGGTATTTAACAGTTTCGGTACACCCACCCTTCTTTTGTCCGTTAATGATAACTTGAGGGAAGGTAGCTTGTTGTCCAAACTCACCTTTAAACTGCTCTCTAGTAAAGTTAACATCTAATTTGTATTCTGCATAGCCCCACCCCTTAGATCTGTAAACTTCTTTAATCTTTGTGCAGTAGGGGCAACCTTCTCGTGTATAGATTGCTGTGTTTCCTGGTGACTTTTCGGCCATAGTATTAATAGTGGAAAGAAAAAAGGGTCTCTTTGTGAGACCCTTTATATAGTGTGTTATTAACCTTCTAATTTAGAAAGTAAACTTAACGCCTGCTTTAGCACCCCAGTTAACTAGAGAATCGCCAGCAGCGTCTTCGTCAGTAGCACCTGAAAGCTCACCGTATAGTGATGTAGCTTCAGCGATTGCATAAGAAGCACCTACTTTACCAGAGAAGTCTACATCTGTATCATCAGCAGCTTCGCTGTGATTGATTGCAGGACCGCCTTGGACGTAGTAAGCAAGCTTACCTGTTTCGTTTACTCCCTCGTAACCAATATGTACGTCGGTTGTAGCACCTGAATAGTCTCCATCAGGATATGAGAGGTTGCTCTCGACATTCACATATGGACCAGCAAAAGCTGCACCAGCGAATAGGAATGGAGATGCTGCTATTGCAGCGATTGTTGATTTGATTGACATGTTTTTGTTTAAAGTATCTCGCAAGGCAATAAAAAACCTGCGGATGATAAGACCCCCGACATGGGATCTTTTTTGACATCTACACAGGGTTACGATTGTTTCGAGTCCTTTGTATCAGTATTATTTATACTATCACCTCTTTCGGGTTCCCGTCAAGGGGGCTTGTGCCAGTTCAGCGAGTGCTTCCATCTTAATGAATTGATCGTTGAGATTGTAGTAGAGCTTGTAGTTTCTAGTTGTAACGTAATAACCTGTGATATCATTACCATCACAGTGATAACCGTAACCCTGTAGGGGTTCCTCCACACCATCTATACGAAAGGTTTTTGTTTTACTACCTAGGTAGTCATGAAATTTTTCATCGAGATTAATCATCCGTTTCCTGAGTTTTTGATAGTCTATCACGAAGTTCAGACTCTTGGTCAGCAGATAGTGACACTTCTTGAACTGTACCCTCTTCCTCTCGTGGATCAATATATTCGGCCATTTTGCCCAAATCTGACTGCAAATCTTCAGGGAGGGTATAAGCATCCCCCTTCGGTTTGTAGTCTAGACCTTTGATCTCAGCGATAGGACTCTTCCAGTACCTCTTCATCTTCTTGAGCATCTTTTTCTTACCCTTCGGGTCGTCTTTGAATTGCTCAATGACTTTACGGAGTGCCTTCAATTGTTTTGAAGACTTTTCAAGAGATCGCTCTGCGTTTGCTTCCCTAGTGCTAAATCCTTGTGACATAAGTATGTATGCGTTTCCTGACTTAAGTTGTTACTGAAGTAACTATGATCTTAAATTTCACCCTGAATTTGTTTCTATCTGAGGTGAAGTACCATACTGGTGACGATTTGTTGTGTGATTCTTGATAGAATGCTTCCTTCGCTGTCCTCTTAACTAGATCAGAGTCTTCAAACCATGCAACGAGTGGTCGTGATGGTATCTTAAAGTTTGATTCGTAGTCAGGGTAGTATGGTGTTGCGAGTTGATCTTCTGTTACTGGGTCTCTTATTGGAGGCCATGTGCAGATAAACTCCATCGCTTCAGTGTATCCTTTACCAGGAGAAATAATCTCTAAGATATGTATGGCTGCTTGCCAATAATGTACATTCCTAGAGTTTGCAGTGAAACTTGCTACGACTGGGTAGAATGTAATTCCTACTCTTATCTTAGCAGCGTTAGCAAAGTTACTTGCTCCAGTGCCAGCAAAATTATCAAGTGAGTAGTCATGTATGAATGTAACTGGGTTGAAGTATGTGTCTCTCCATGTTGGAGTGACAGTCCACCCATCCCACAAGCTAGACACTACTGCCTGATAACCTGTCGTGCTCTGTTCCCCTAAAGTATACCATGGTACTGCACCCTTTGCAAATGTAGTAGGTGCTGCTTGTAACAACATGTCCTTATTAGAAGCAGAGAATTCTCCTACTAGGGTCTCAAACCTAGTGACCAAATGATTCTCTAAGAGGTGGTTGTATACCCCTGTAAGCTGTCTGTAATTATATGTTGGTAAGATACTGTCACTGAAGTATTCATTCTCATCTAGAACATATCCTGTATCAATGTATCCGCCAGGTAAGTTAGGCATCAGTGGGTTATTAATATACCTAGACTCTCCTGGAATCTCAGCAGGTACCTGATTGGTACCATGCATAGCAACCTTAACACCACCTGACCATACATTAGTAGATGGATCTCTTGGATCTGGTGGTGATAGATCTATCCAACTGTGTGTTGCCTTTGCTCCAGGCTCCCACTCAAACTCACCCTTATTAGTAGGACGGAATTGCATTGCAAGTCCAGTGATCTCCCCAACGTTTGAAGTATTATCTTGGAGATCATTACTTACTGGTGCACCTTGAGTAGATCCTTGTACGTCATCATGTGGTGTGGTACCAATATTCATCTTGAATACACTATCAAAGTTGGTAGTGGTCATGTCATACAGTCCTACCTGCAACGAAACATCACCTGTAACAGGTCCAACATCAATGCTTACTACTTCAAAGGTAAGAGTATCATCTGCTCCTAATACTATGTCAGCATTATTCAGATCCTGTCCTATCTTAGGCCAATACTTTGCTTCAAACTGTTTCTCCCAGAGATCTACACCATTCTTCTTGGCTTTCAAAGTAAACTTCATGCAGTCACCAAACAATCCACCAGCAATACCACCCATGGATACAAACCTAAAGGTGCCACCAACCTGTGCAGGTACAGTCTGAGACTGGTTTAACTTAATAGTATACCCTCCAGTACATGTTGCACACTCATAGTCCACATCATTTGACTGGATAGTTGGCATCTTATTACCACAGTCTGTCCTTCTTAGTGTTATATCTCTGAAAGAATACTTAAGAATCCTAGAGTCACATGGACTCTCATTCTTTATCTTCCTCATTATCTTATCAGGTGCTGCTTTCCCATACACATAGCATTGGATACCTTCGTAAGCGTACCCACCAAACGACCATGTTAAGTTGTGCCAGAATTTCAGGTCATTATAATCATCATCACCTGCTATCAAGTCCTCCCAGAATTGATGCTGTTTACCATGCCACTTAGTCTGGTCTTTATCTTTAGGATTGTGTCTCTTATCAGAGAAGAGACAGTAATTATTCTGTGCTGTGCTGATTCCTACAGCACTAAACCCTCCAGTATAAGGTGCATTCAATGGAGAGAAGGTCACCTCCTGATTGACAGACAATGAGTTAAGACTTGCACCATTAGGTATCAGGAAGAAACCCATAGTGCCACCAGCATACTGATCTAGTGTGTCTTTAGGAATGTATGCGTTGTAAAGATCGGTACCATTTCTAGCAGTAGTTACTATCACTCTACCTACCTTGGGTCCAGTGTCATCTGCCATGTAGAAACCAAGGGAGTTATTATATCCTGAGTCACCCTTCTCTACATCAACTTGAAGATTAAGATCAGCAGTAGGGTTAGTTGGTATACGATAAGCAAAGTAATCAGGTATCTTAACAGGGAATCCAGTCTCCATAAAGTTATCGATACTATACATGTGATCGAATGGATTACTACTATGGAATCTATGTAATGCTTCTGCTTGCTCACCCTCAGCAAGATAACTCCTCATGACAGTAGCATTAGGGAATACATGTCCTAGTATTTCCCTGTATATCATACCGTTTGCTTCCATCATTGCTCTCTCACCAGCACCATCTGTATCTGGCATACCTGGGTTAGTAGTGAGGAATGTATCAGTCTTAGATGCTGAGTAGTACTTAAAGAGTGGTACAGTTACACTCTGTATCTCATTCTTTAGTACATAAAATGCATGTCCACTTGATGTATTCTGATACCCAGCAGCTGGTGATGCAGACTGGTCGTAAGCATGATCGCCTGCACTGATAGCAGCTTCGATCTTGAAGTTACCATTACAATCATTGCCATCATTATCTTTCAGACATAATCTAGTGTTGTTATCTTCTACTGTGAAACCACCAGTCAATCCATTGTAGGTGACGCTAGTAGTTCCTGGTACATTAACAGTAATAATTTCAGTGACATCACCACCTCTACCTGTCTGTGTAAACGTAGTACCACTTACTTCTATGGTAGACACCGCAGTGCCAGCAGTATTAGGATTATCATTCCACCAATACCTTAACACTACAGTAGCAGTACCTGCTGTACCTGTAGCAACTAAGTTACCACTACCATCGAAGGTTACATTAGCAGGAGTAGGTGCATCTAACTTAGACTCATAGATAGGCAACCTATCTGGGAAACAATTCTCTACACATACTTCAGTCTTGTTACCACTCCATCCATTCATGTAATGAGTACTACAGTCTGCCTTGGGTGGTGTCCATGCAGCACCAAAGTAGGGTCTAAACAAACACTCTAGTGAATTCCTTACGCACCTTTCCCAATCTATATTTTGATTCCCATCATCAGGACAGTAATACTGCTCACCTGTCTGTATATGCTCCCAGTATCCGTTGTTTAAATCTTTAACTAAATTCTTTATTTTTAATCTGATAACCTCAGCACATTGATCATCGCTACCACCCCATCTAATCTTCTCATCAGGGTCATTAGGGTCAGGTAATTTTATTATTATCTTACCTGTAGGTATTGGTAGTGGATCTATGTAAGGATCAATAAACTCTATGATGCTTGAGAAATCCCAGATGATAGCATCTGTATCAATCTCTGGTATATCTGGTGGAGGTGGTATGGTAGGTAGACCTGGATAACATCTCCCAACTAGATTCTGTATCACCTCAGCAGGTGATGGGTCTGGTTCTACTACAGCAGGTACAAAAGGTACCGTTGGAAACTGTGAGTCTAATGGGTTGGGTGAGTTAGGTACGGGACCACCATAACATCTACCAACTAAGTCACGAATGACCTCACCAGGAGTAGGTGCAGGCACAGGACCACTTGATGATGCCTGTGCAGGATTTGCTGGATAAACACCGTCCAATGCATTGGGTTGCAATATTGCACCCATTACATTACCGTAACAACGGTCAACTAAATCTCTAATCTCCTGAGATGCCATTCATTTATAATATCCTACCTCTTATTTAGTGAGGGTTATAGACCTTTAGTATTATTATTGTGCTTGCTATCGCAACGATAGCGATCAAAGTAATGATGTGCATTTAATTCCAGTTAGTTTTTAATAAGGATTCATAGTCATTGCCTACCATATTATGATGACATGACATGAGAGAGATGAAAGAGTAGTAAGAGTATCCATTAAGTATACTCCACTTACAATGATCACCGTCCGCTATTCTAGCATACATTTCAGGGTCGTCAACTCTGAGCGTTGAAGCATACTTCCAGAAGGGTGAGTCATACTTAGACCCATGCATATAATGGTACAATAAGAAGTTAGCATTCTCCTTAATCATTCTCAAGTTTCTCTCCATGATCTCTTCTCTGGAGAGTCGTCCGTTAATGTATTGTAATGTGTAGTCCAACCATACAAGATAGCCAGTGATACTACTCGCCTCCATTGGTTCAATAAAGAAGTACTTGTTTCCATTTAAGAACGTGCGACCAGCAGAATCAACAGGTGTCTTCGCACAGTAGTTCGCAAAGGATCTCTTACCTGTAAACTCGGCCACTTTAAATAGGTCTCGGAAGTTTTCTTCGGCAGTGTGTGTTTTGGTACATGTACTATTATAAAGGTACCCCAAGGTAGTACAACTCTTAAGAGGGATCACAAAGCACCATCCATCTGGTGTCGCAACAGTCCGTGTGACTGTGGAGTTAGTTGGTGGTAGCTCTGCAAGTATGACACTGTTAAGTGGGTTAGGTAGAATAGTATAGTCACTCAAGTCAGTAGGTGATCCACCACAGTCATACACATAGTCAGCATCAATCTCATCAGGTGTTACCCTCTGCTGCACCATGTTAAAGATACCACTGCTACATATATCTTCTTGAAATTTCTTAGGGTTGAAGTGCATTGCAAAACTATTGATTGCAAACTCATGAAACCACCTGTGATTCTTACCCCACCCTTCATATAATATACCTGTCTTAGGTGTAGAATCCCACCCCATACTATCCCATGTCCTCCATAGGGTTGGGTGTTGGTCACCAACATCACCTAATAATTGTAATAAGTTAGGCCACGATCCAGATCCTACAGGTTCCGTAGGTTGTGATGAATCATAATAGATATCAACTTCTGAGTCTGGATAATACTTCTTCCATACCAGACCAGTCAAGACACCTGCCAACCCCTTACCTATAATACCAACTCGCATAAAAAAAGAGGGTCGTTAGACCCTCTTAGTATAGCATATGTATTGGTGTTAGCCAATAGATGGTGCTAGTAGTGCAACCTGAGAAGACTCAGCAGCAGCAAGATCAAGTGGGAAGTTGTGTGCATTTCTTTCATGCATAACTTCCATACCTAGGTTAGCACGGTTAAGTACGTCTGCCCAAGTAGGAACGATCTTACCAGAAGAATCTACGATACTCTGGTTGAAGTTGAATCCGTTTAGGTTGAATGCCATTGTGCATATACCCATCGAAGTTAACCAAACACATATCACAGGCCATGAGGCAAGGAAGAAGTGTAGTGATCTACTATTGTTGAAGGATGCATACTGGAAGATAAGTCTACCGAAGTATCCATGTGCAGCAACAATGTTGTAGGTCTCTTCTTCTTGACCAAACTTGTAACCATAGTTTTGAGACTCAGTTTCTGTAGTCTCTCTGATAAGTGAAGATGTAACCAATGAGCCGTGCATAGCACTAAACAAGGCACCACCAAACATACCCGCAACACCTGCCATGTGGAAAGGATGCATGAGGATATTATGTTCCGCCTGAAACACAAACATAAAGTTGAATGTGCCCGATATACCGAGAGGCATACCGTCGCTGAAACTTCCTTGTCCGAAAGGATACACGAGGAATACAGCAAAAGCGGCTGATACTGGTGCGGAGTAAGCAACACAGATCCAAGGTCTCATACCGAGACGATACGATAACTCCCACTGTCTACCCATGTAAGCAGAGATTCCGATAAGGAAATGGAAGATTACTAACTGATATGGACCTCCATTATACAACCACTCATCTACAGTGGCAGCTTCCCAGATGGGATAGAAGTGTAATCCGATAGCGTTTGAAGATGGAACTACAGCACCAGAGATGATGTTGTTACCATACATGAATGAACCAGCAACTGGTTCACGAATCCCGTCGATATCTACGGGAGGAGCAGCGATGAAAGCTACTATAAAGCAAGTGGCGGCTGCCAACAAGCAAGGAATCATAAGAACTCCAAACCAACCAACATAAATTCGGTTGTTTGTACTTGTTACCCAATCACCAAACTCACTCCAGTTAGCTAACAAACCTTGCTCTCTTCTTTGAAGAGTTGTCATTTGTTAATAGAACGATTTTGATTAGAGGTATGAAAAGACATTATAACCCCATGGTCTTGGTTAGGGGGAAGATGAATGTCCGAAGACACTAACACTATATATGCTTTGTTAAGTTTTGTCAACCCCACCTTGTGACAGTTAGTTCAACTGCACCCTCTCTATTAACTTCCTTCTTCTCTATCTCAAATCCTTCTGACCTAGCAGTAGCACTTAGTAATTCGATAGCATACTGCTGTGATACCTTATCAATAAACCTTTTGGGTGGTACTTCTCGTGACCATGTTTGTAAGTCA